ATTGTACCTGTGTGGTCATCTATTTACGCACTTTTTCTCAAAAACTATTTATGAATTATATAATCCAGACCTGTACGTGTGCTGGCTGGAATAATTGTACTTGTACAATTGCGATTCCAGTAATTCTTGTAGTACCGCTACCGATATATGGAGCAAGAGCAAGTGATTCATCTGCACTATGAAGATTGGATAGAGTTCCAGATCCTTGATATGCACGGGTGCGAATGTCATAACTGTCACCTGTAACATCAATATTGACATATGGTTGCTCTGCAAATGTGAGATTTGGATCTCCTGATGTGCTTCCAACGACAAGAGTACCGCCTTTGCTGAGTTCTGAGACTGTTGTAATTTCTGCAATTCTTGTTCCGTGGAACGAGAAGAGCATATCTCTCTCTGTTGGATTGAAAGTAATAGATTCCGCAGCACCAGAAAGTTTTCTGAATGTACCAAATCCAACGTAGTCTCTTGTTCTGGTTGTATAAGCATCTCCACTGAGAGATATTGTACCTTCTCCAGTGTGTGCGAATCTGACAAGAACTCCTGCTTTTCCAGTGGTGGACAGGGTTCCTGTTCCAATCTCTCTCGTGGTAGTAGATTGTGTACCAGCTCCAGTAAAGGAGAATAAGAGCTGCTTCTCGTCTGGATTGAAGCTGATAGATTCCGCAGAACCACTGAGTTTTCTGAGAGATCCAGTACCAACGTAAGAACTTGTAGTTCTGATTGTAGAGTCTCCAGCAACAGAGAAGAGAATTTGTTCTTCTTCTGGATTGACAGTGATAGACTCTGCTGCACCACTGATTGTGTAAAGTGAACCAGTACCAAAGATACTGCGATGAACAGTAAAGCGAACTTCGCCACTGATCTTCGTCTGAACAAATGGTTGCTCTGCAAATGTAAGTAATGGATCTCCAGATGTACCAGAAATAAGAATCTCTGTTCCTTCCTCTGGTGGGTTGGCAGTAAAGCTGACCTGATGTTCTCCAGTAAAGGAGAAGAGCATTTGCTTCTCATCTGGATTGATAGTGATAGATTCAGCACCACCAGCAATAGCAAATATTGTACCTTCACCAACATTATTTGGAACCCATCTAATTCCAGCATCACCAAGTACACTGACTGTACCACTACCTGTAATATGTGGAGTGTAATCAATGTCTGGATGGGTGAGTTCTCCATATACATTGAAACTTCCAAATCCACTATAAGATTCAGTATGTCTTTCTCTACTTTCACCTGTGAAGGAGAAGAGAAGTTGTCTCTCGTCTGGGTTGACAGTAAGAGATTCTGCTGCACCTGCAAATTTCCTGAGTGTACCAGAACCAATATGTGATAGAGATCCAACAATATAAGCATCTCCACTGACTCTGTATAATCCAGATCCTTCCCATGCAACCAGTGATGTTTCTGCTCCACCAGCAAATGCAAATAGTCTTCCATCTCCAGTTGTAACAACAGATTTGCTGTCTGCTCCTTCTCCAATAAAGGAGAATAGTAGCTGCTTCTCTTCTGGATTGACAGTGATAGATTCTGCTGCACCTGCAAATTTCCTGAGTGTACCAGAACCAACCTTGATTCTTGATCTTGTAGTATCTCCAACACCAGAAACAGAAACTGTTCCGAATCCATCTTCGGACATTGATGCAGTAGTATATACTTCTCCACCAAATATTGCAGTACCAAATCCTGTTTCTGTAACTGATATAACTTCAGATTCTCTTGTTCCGATAAAGGAGAAGAGCATCTGCTTCTCATCTGGATTAACAGTGATAGACTCAGCTGTACCACTGTAATTCCAAATAATACCTTCACCAATAACATGTGGAGTGTAGTATATTCTTGCATCACCAGTAACAGGAATAACTCCGTAACCTGGATAGTTGGGTATAAAGAATACAGCAGAGGCAATTCCAAGATTATTGAAGCTAACAAGTCCACTTCCTGTCTCAACTGAAGTAAAGGACTCTGTTGCTTCACCAACAATCTTACCAATAGATCTATCATCAGTTCCTGCAATAGAACCTTGATATGTTGGAGGTACTTGATAGTAAACACCAGGTGTAATTTCAAGAATTGTTCCTGGAGCAACCTTGATACAACCACTAGTTGCAACAGTGGTAGTTGTAATAACTCCTTCTTTGTCAACACAAACATAGAAGTTATCTTCACCAAGGTCAGGACTGTAAGCAATTGCTTCAGCACCACCAGAGAGACTCTTGATATTACCACTAGTAACAACATCAGGAACGTAATGTGTCTTAGCCTCACCAATTGCTCCCTTAATATAACCCTTAGAAACCCAAGAAGGTTGCCAATCGTAAGATGTCCATCTACCAAATGGACCAGGAACAACCTTGAATAATAATTGTTCTTCGTCAGGTGAGTATCTAACAGATTCAGCAGCACCGCCCATACTGAATAGATTTCCATCACCAATATGCAATAGACTGAATCCAGTAATACTACCAACACTGAATTTGGAGATATCAAGTACACCATAACCATTCCACTGAGGTGGAACAGTAACAATTGCTTCATTATCAATTCTAATTCCTTGTGTAGACCAGTGAGAACTTTCACCTGTACCAACAAATGTGTATACCTGAACTTCTGCACATGTGGCTTCATTCCAGAATTCAATAGAACCAAATGGACATGTTCTAGAAAGACTTCCAAGAATATGACCGTAATCTCTAGTACCTCTATGAAGATCAATAATATTGTGATAATCTTCTGTGGATGTAGGTACTGTAAGATGACTTGGTATTGTGTATATGTTAGAAGACGCAATAGCAAGTGTAGTACCAGGCTCAACCTTGATACAACCACTAACAGCAGTAACATCAGTAGTCTTAATTCCACTATCAACTACACATGTAGCCTGAGAAGTAGAAACTAAGAGACCGTAATCATAGTGTGGTGGGCTATAGCAGAGGTTGAGATCATATACATGAGTCTCACTCTCTTCTGTTCTAGAACGTAACTTAATAACACCACTTGAAGCATAATCAAATGCTGTTCTAGTCTCAACACTAGCAAAGTTTCTAAGGAATCCAGAACCAGAGTATGCTTCTGTATGTTTCTCACTGGAAACACCACCAGTGAAGGAGAAGAGCATTTGTGTCTCTTCTGGATTAACAGTAAGAGAAACAGCAGTACCACTAATTTTTCTAAGAGTACCATATCCTTCATATGCTCTCGCACGTGGAGTCTCAGTAAGAGAACTAATTCTGAATAATCCACGACCTTCAATAGCAGCAGATAATACTTCAGATGCACCACTGAATTCAAAGAGAGTTCCAAATCCATTATGAAGTAGAGAGAAGTTAGTCTTAGCATCATTGTCAAGTCTAAGTCCACCACGACTTGTCCAACTAGGCTGGAACTTAGCATCAACAGTACCAGAAATCTGAATTGTACCGTAGATACAAGATGGCATTCCATCATCAACAGTACCAAGAATCCAACCGTAATCCTTAGTTGGAGCAGCAAGTCTGGTAACAGAACCATAATCCTCAAAGGATGTTGGAACTGTACGATGACTTGGAATTGTGTAAGTAGAACCTGAATCAATAGTAAGTGTAGTACCAGGATCAACCTTGATACATCCACTAACAGCAGTGATATCACCAGTCTTGAGTCCACTGTCTGTAACACAAGTAGCCTGAGCAGCAGATACAAGTAAACCGTAATCTAAATCAGTCCAAGGAACAACAGAACTACAGTTATACCAGTATGTTATTGCCTCTTCAAGTTTGTTCCATGTAGCAATAGAACCAGATCCAGTGTAAGAGAATGTTCCTCTCTCATCTCCTCCAGCAAAGTTCCAAAGTATTCCATCACCTTCAAATGCACCATAAGCGAATTTAAGATCTGTATATCCTCCAGTGAAGGAGAATAGCATCTGTGTCTCCTCTGGATTCCAAGTAACAGACTCAGCAGAACCAGAGAATGTAGAGAATATACCTTCTCCAATTTCTTTTCTTCCAATATTAGTAGAACTAATTCCACCAATATGATATAATCCATCTCCAGCAGACTTAGTACTAAGACTGGTAAATGCCGCACCAGTAAGGGGACCAAATGGACCTTCTGTAGTATGACTAGCAAATAATGGAAGTCTTGCTTCACCACTTAAGTAAATGTATCCTAAACCAGTACCAACGAAGTCAACTCCACCAACATATCCCTGAACATGTTGTGTTGATGCAGTACCAACAACATCAATCGTTCCATAAATGCACGATGGCATTCCATGTGTAACAGTACCAAGAATCCAACCATAATCATCAGTTGGAGCAGCAAGTTTGGTGACAGAACCATAATCAAGATATGTTGATGGTATGGTTGTCTGTGATGGGATTGTGTAAGTATTATTTGGTGCAATTGATAATGTAGTACCAGGAGCAACTTTAATACATCCACTAACAGCAGTGACATCGGATGTCTTATCACCACTATCAAGAACACATGCTACATTGGATAGATCAACTAATTGACCATAATCATATACACCAAATTCAACTATAGAACTACAGTTGTAGAAGTATGTTATTGCCTCTTCAAGTTTGTTCCATGTGATGATGGAACCAGAACCTGTGTAGGAATATGTTCCTCTCTCTTCTCCTCCAGAGAATGTGAATAATACACCGTCACCAATAAATGAACCATAAGAGAACTCAAGACTTGAATATCCCCCAGTGAAGGAGAATAGCATCTGTGTCTCTTCTGGATTCCAAATAACAGATTCTGCTGCACCTGAGAACGTAGAGAAGAGACCATCAATAATTTCATTCTTACTAACGCTAGTAAGTGTGTCTCCAACAATATCAAACAATCCATCTCCAGGTGTTCCAAGACTGAAGTTGGTAATTGCCGCACCAGTAAGGGGACCAAATGGACCTTCTGTAGTATGACTAGCGAATAGTGGTAGTTTTGCATCACCACTAAGTTTAAGGATACCACTACCAACCCAATTGGGTATGAATTTAATTGCAGCAGATCCAGATACATCAAGTTCTCCATAAACACATGATGGCATTCCATGTGCAACAGTACCAAGAATCCAACCATATTCACGAGTAATTGGAGTTGACTTAGCAACAGAACCATAATCCTCAGTAATTGATGGAACAGTTTGTTGTGATGGAATCGTATAAGTATTAGGATCTGCAATTGATAATGTAGTACCAGGAGCAACTTTAATACATCCACTAACAGCAGTGACATCACTAGTCTTATCACCACTATCTGTTACACATGTTGTATTATTTCTATCAAGTATTAATCCATAATTTAAATCAACCCAAGGAACAACAGAACTACAGTTGTATGCAGATGTTACAGCTTCTTCAAGTTTATTCCATGTGATGATGGAACCAGAACCAACGTAATCAAATGTACCTGTCTCAATACCACCAGCAAGGTTCTTAATATTTCCAGATCCTTGCCAAGTACCATAACCAAATTTGACTTGATGTTCTCCAACGAATGAGAAGAGCAGTTGCTTCTCTGTTGGATTAATAGTAATAGATTCTGCTGAACCACCAAGTTTTCTAAGATTACCAGATCCAATATGAATTCTAGATCTTGGGGTGTTAGTAAGACTACTAATCCTGAATAATCCAGTTCCAGGTGTTCCAAGAGCGAAGTTGGTAATTGCTGCACCACCAACTTTAAATAATCCATCAGCAAGAACACTAGCAAATAGTGGTAACTTAGCATCACCAGTAATCTTGATAGTACCACGACCAACCCAGTTGGGTTTGAATATCGTACCAGCACCCTTAGTAGGATCAATCTTAATATCCCCAAGAGGCATAAGATTACTGGTAACTAGTATGTTGCCTCTATTCTCAAATGTAGTATGTGAGTGTGCAACTTCTCCATAATCAATGAAGTTAGAAGCAGCATTATTATTTGCTGCAATCTGATAAGAGGTATCAACTCTCGCTGTGACACCTTGATCAATCTTAACAATACATCCAGTGGAGACCCCAGTTACATCACTTGATGTAGAGATAGTCTCAATATTATTACATCCACCAATCGTACCCCAATCAACACTATTCCATACAACTATAGAACTTGGGTTATATGATTCTGTATGTTTCTCGTCCGAAGGACTGTATAATTTTCTTGCGAATAGGCGAATAGAACCAGATCCAACATATGCAAAAGACTTATCTCCATCAGTATTAGAGAAGTTCTTAAGATATCCTGATCCATAGTAATTTGCAGCTCTAACCTCGCCAAGTACACCAGTGAATGAGAAGAGAATTTGCTTCTCATATGGATTAACTGTAAGAGAATAAGCAGTTCCAGTAAACTTACTGAGAGTACCTACACCAACAATAGATGGTGAGAATACAATTCCAGAAGTTCCCTGTAGCGGAGCAACTCCCCTACCATCAATGGCAGGAGAGAAGTCAACATCCGCAGTACCACTAATTCGGACCTTACCATCAGTTATAGAACCATAGACGGCTGGAGAACTCTGTTCACCCCAACTCCACAATCTACCATCACCAACAAATGCTTCAGTTGCCTTCCAAGAAACTGCACTAATAACTTTAATGTCTGGAAGGAATGCCCACTGCGTAGTCTCTATCCATATATGACCATGATCAACAGATTCATTAACAACACCAACAGTTATACTTCCACAATCATTGATTGTTGTTGGTGTGTTAGATATTAATCCATAATCAAGTTCTGTATAGTAATCAACAATTCCAGGATAATAATTATAAGATCTGCTTTCCCAAGCATTAGTAAATCTACCAATACTAGTACCACTTTCTCCTACAATAAAATATCCACCATTAGACCATTGATCATCATCACCAGTATATGAAGCACTACGTAATGATTTAATTTTACTACCAATTCCATATGGACCAGCATCTCCAACAGTACCATATGTAATTTCTTCTATTCTTCTTGTTTGATACTGTTCTTCCCAAAAGTCATCTAACGTATCAATTCCTAATTGAGCAATAGGATATGTCCCATAATCAATAAGATAACGGGATATTCTTCCACCTGATTTGTAGAAAAAAGTTGTCATATCAACCTAAATGCCAACAAAAAAGGGGTCGCAAAATGCAACCCCCACAAAGTAATGAATATAAACTGGGTATATTCTATGTATAATCAGTCTAGGCTGACATTTAGAGTAACTTTAATTTGGTCACCATCGTTTTGAATAGCGTATGGACCATTTGTAAACTTCTCAGCGAAGAATATACTTGGGTAAAGTGTACACTTACCAACACCAGCGAGTGCAGGTGTAGTAGTAAATGTAGTACCAGAAGGTGTTTCAAACACTGTGTAATGTCCAGGTGCAACTGAAGTAGTACCATCAAGGTGTCTAGAGATATAAATCACATCTCCAGCATTTAACTCATGAGCAACACTTGTTGTTACAATAGAGAAATCAAAATCAACCTGATCGTTATCACTAGCAACACCTACGTTCTCTATAAGATTCTCACTTAGATAAACACGTGGACCTTGCTCTGTTCCTACTGTATTGTAATCAATACCAGTAATCTTTGTACCAGCAGTAAATCCATTTGGACCTGCATTAGCTGCATTAACATACTGAGAAACTACTTGACCAACTTGTAGTTCTTTAGCAACTTCAACTTTAAATTCAGCATTACCTGAAGCAGCACCTGTTAATGCTTTACTTAGGTAAACATTGTTAGCACCTTGCTTACCAATTACAACTGTATCATCAGCAATTCCTGTACCAGAAACTCTTTGACCAGCTTCAACATTAGTATTATCTGCAATTGCAATTTCAAATGTTCCAACAGCACCAGAAGTAATAGATTCTGTTACAGTTACATCTTTAAGTTCTAACCAGTTCTTACCAATAACTCCCTTACATTCTGTTTTGCGAACAGTTGTTGCAGCAGCTGCATCTCCAGTATCTTTAACACCCTGAAGTGCAATAGGTAAATTGGTAGCACGTGATAGATAATATCCTTGTACGTTTCCAGCAGCACCATCAAATGTGAATACTTGCTCTGGATAAGTAGCGGTTGTACGACCTCTACCAAACTTAACATCAGTACCAGAAGTGATTGTAGCAGTCAATCTTTGACTAACCTCAATATCAGTACCTTGAATATCAACAACATAGGTATTTGTAGCAACTCCACCTGGTCCTTCTACATAGTCACCTTTCTTAATATCAGCAACATTATTAACTTGTATCTGATAGGTGTTTACTGTAGCGTCAGCAGATAATTGCTTAGTAGTAACTGTATTAACTGTAGTAGTAATATCCCACCTGTTACCGTTGAGGAGAATACCAGTCTGATTAGAGAAATCTTGATCCTCTTCTGTCCTGTTGTTTACACAGAAAGGATATCCTGTGGTTGGTGATGCACCATATCCAGTAGTATTACTGTTATCGTATGGTTCAAAATATTTTTCGTCAGAATTCTCTGTATCACCAGATACTAGACCTGGAACATCTTGCTCTGTTGGTGCAGCAGCAGGTCCAGTGTATAGTTTCAATACCAAGTTTCTTGGGATTTGGTGAGTTGAATTCAACAAAGTTCGGAGTGAATCTATCTCACCCTGGTCGGTAACTAACAGTGCCATTTAAGTTTACTCCTCGTAGTTCTTTTCCTATGTTTAGTTATTTATCAAAGTGCCAGCTTCATTGAAACTACACACCTTTGTATATTTATCGCATAAACAATTTCAAACTGTATAATATCTCCAGCATTTAATGCTGTATTCCATGTTGAAATTGTAGTATTCCTATTTATCCTTTCCATAACTCCTTGATTAATATCACCTAACTGTGGTCTTTCTGTACCACATATAGATGAAAAGTTTGGAAAATTTGAATAGTCAACCTTCTTAATATCAAATTGAACTTGACCATCCTGATCACCAATAATAGTCCATGATTGGATTTTACCAGTAACATCAAGAGTCATATCTCCTTTAATACCAGAAGACATTGGTGCTGATCCAGCATCAACAACAAAATTAATTGTTCTAGTAAGATCAGCAGTAGTAGAAAGTGCTACAACGTATACTTGATCTCCTTGAGAAGGAGCATTAGTAAATACGATGTCTGTCCCATTAATAGTATAGTCAATACCAGGAACCTGAACCAACCCATTAATAGCAACAATTAACTGTTGATCATTAACAGGTGTGTATGGATCATTTCCTGCATCTATTAAAGGGTATATGGTTGTGGTTCCATCAAAGACCCAAATAGTAGTATTAAGTATCTCATTTCCATACTGGAGATACTTACTAGGTATTTCGTAATTAACCCCTACATTATACTTCTTTTGTGGTTCTGAAAGAACCTGATAATTAGAAGTCTTTACCGAAACATTATAATTGGGCATCAGACTACACCTGGGGTTACTTCAACTATCCCTTCTATAACTCTAGTTTTAATACCTTGAGGTGATGTAAGAACAATATCATACACATATCGTCTTGGATCTAATACAGCAGTGGCAGTATTATCCAATCCAATTTTTAAAATGCCATTATAACGATCCACGAATGTAACAACAAAATCAGTTGCAGTAGTTGAATAATAACTACGCCTCATCTTAGCCTCTGCTGTGTAACCAGTTAAATTAAGAGGTGTTGTATTATCTTCATTCTGGATATTAAAGGTGGCATCCCAATCCGTTCCTCTTTCCAGTAATAGATTTAAAGGGATGGCTGCCATTTACTTACCTAGACTATTTTTATTTATTCAGCTGGAACTTCAGCTGGAACTTGTTCGGAAACTTCAGTTTTTGGATTCAATAATTCTAAAGTTTCTAAACCACCCATAATTTTCATTTTATAATCTTGTAACATTTTCAATTGTTTTTCAGCTGCTAAGATTTTAGTATCAGCATCTTTGATTTGTTTTTCAAATTCAGCTTTTAACGAAGTAGGATCCATAATAATCAATGGGTAATATACTGATATTTATATCACTACCAAGGTAGAGTTTTATTCACTTCAGGAGGTGTTGGAGGATTCTTTTTCT